TTCTGATCAGGAAATGCAAGTGCTGTGGAATAATGCCAACGATCCAGAAGTGCAGCTCATTCTTATTATGTGTTACTCCGGCTGGAGAATCGGTGAAGTGTTAAAACTTACAACCAACTTAGAAGAAGGATACTTTCAAGGCGGCATCAAAACAAAAGCCGGTAAAAACAGAATTGTCCCAATACATCCCGCTATATACCATTTTGTCGAACAGAAAGTGCTGACACAAGATGGAAAATTATGCGTGTATACTCAGCAGCATCACAGAAAAGCGTTGTTCTATCCTACACTGGAACGTTTAGGAATAGTCGGTGATCCGAAGCACACTCCGCATGACTGCCGGCATACATTTTCTGCCCTGTGTGAAAAATATGGAGTCAGGGAGAACGATCGTAAGAGAATGCTCGGTCATTCATTCGGCGGTGATGTTACAAACGCCGTTTACGGTCACCGGACATTGGAAGAACTCCGTACAGAGATTGAGAAAATAAAAGTCCCATTTGTGACTAACTGTGACTAACGGAATCTTATTTTATCAATTTTATTCATCACAATTCAGAACATAAAAACGCGTGAAACCCTTGTAAAATCAACATTC